CGATGCCGTTGCATTGGTTGAGTCCATTGCCGTTGGGGTTGGGAGTAGGCCTCTCTGATAAATAAACCCCGTCTGAACCTCCTGTGCAAGCGTTCCTGAATTCCCGAATTTCTGCTCCTTCTTGGTTAGGTTCTCCGAATACGAATCCATTGCACTTGGTGTTTTTAGCAACAAACCAAACCCTATCTCTTCTATGGGGAGCGTTGACGGATACAGCTGGCAGTACATACGGCCATACTTCGTACCCCGCAGCTTCCAAGTCAGCTTGCACCTCGTGGAATACCAACCCTCCTGACCAATTAACAAGGCCGAGAACATTTTCGCCCACAACCCAACGTGGTTGAATTTCTCTAATTGCTCTAAGCATTTGCGGCCAGAGATGTCGCTCATCTTCTTTTCCTTTTCGCTTTCCGGCTGATGAGTATGGTTGGCACGGGAATCCACCTGTGAGGATGTCAATGGTTCCTCGGTGAATAGTGAAATCTGTTTTAGTGATGTCATGATATGAAATTGCTTTAGGCCAGTAATAATTGAGTACTTTTTTACCAAACTCATTCCATTCACAATGGAATACGTTTTCCCATCCCATCCATTCGGCTGCTAAATCAAAGCCGCCTATTCCGCTAAATAGTGATCCGTGTGTCATATTAATCAAGATATAACGCTCTTTTATTCGGATTGTATGAATTGTTCCCAATCTTCGAAGGTAGAGGAAACATCAACTGAAACTGCTTTTCCGGCACCCATGCACCGCCTATAAATCGGTACCATTTGCCGTCTTTGAGCATTGCAGTAGTGTTAAGTCGGATGTCTTTGTTGCGGAGGTATTGGTGGATAGTCATGTGGTTATGGTTTAGGTATTGTTAGATTAGATTTTGTGGCAGTATAAGTTTCGCCTGTACTACTTTTAACAAAAATATCTCCATTGCTATTTTCGTAAACTAATAAATTCCCGCAATAAATATTTTTAGACCAGTACCCATCTGAATTTTCGTAATAAATAATTCTATTTTGCTTATCACGAATTTCAAAAGGAAAATCTACAATGTTGAGCATTTTTGCGATTGTCATAAAGTACAAAATTAAGGGGAAGGTATAACCCTTCCCCGTGTGATTAGAATGGGAGATCGCCTTTGTAATTCGGAGTTACTACCTTGTTTTCAGCAGGTGCATCCTTCTTTGGTGCAAGTGTAACTTTGTTGTCAGTCCACACTACTGCACCATTGCCAAAGTAGGTCTTTGGTTCTTTCGATTCCCTTTGCTCCTTTGTCTGCGAAAGGTACAGAGATACGTTCTGATTGTAGGCATTTGCTTCATCGTTTACTGCGATGGTGAAAGCCACTCCTTTGTCTGCTTGTGTGAGCAGTTGTTCAAGTTTTGCCTTTGTGATGTAGGCGTTGATTAGTGTTGCCATTGATTCGCTGGGTATTCAGAGCCAGTGTGATTAAGAGTTATAATGTCCGTAATATGTTCTATCGTGATGGCATTGTTTATGACAAGCAGTACACAATATTAGTATGTTATTTAGTTGGTCAGTTCCTCCGTTAGAGTATTCAACAATATGATGTGCTTCCAATGTACCAGGCAAAGGTATTTCTTCTCTTTTTCTTAAACACCATTCGCAATAATCAATACCTTTTTCTTTTACTAAATTTTTATGCTTTGATTCTCTATTGTTACTATTGTTCTGCTTTACAAAGTCAATATGACTATTGCATCTAGTACATATTGATTGCAAATGTGGGCCATTTTGCTTTATAAAAAAAGGTACAACTAAATCACATTTTTTACAATATTTAGACATATAAATTGTCATTTTAGAGCCATGTACGGGATTCGAACCCGTATCTCTCCGCTACAATGCGAAGGCGTTATCCCAAGTCGGTATTCATTCCCGATTACGCTAACATGACTGCCGTGTTACTTGTTGAGTTCTGCGATTAGGGCATCGGCAATGATTACTGCATCTCGTGTTTCAAAACTTGTATTGGGATTAGATAGTAATCCCTGCATAGCCATTGCTGCAAAGTATTCACGTTTGGTTAAGCCTTTGGAAGTAACATTTCCATCAGGATGTTCAACATTCTGCGGGAATACGGCATCTTTAATATATTCTCCTATTTGGTTTTGTGTCATAACTTTTCTATTTAAGTGTTACCGCTACCGATGTGGTAGAAGTTTTTGTTGGTGGATAATGCATTTCTACTTCGCCTGTGGATTGGTTAAGTACCTGTATGCCTGATGTGGGCAATGGCTTATGGTAGGCCTCCAATTCCTTTATTGCATCGTTAATATTCGCCTGCTTTTCATACAATTCAGCCAGTTCACTATTCCCACATCCCGAATAATCATACTTCACCCCCACTTCACGAATATCAATCTTCGCAGTTTGGTAGTTAAATGATTTGCCGTGCTTCTGTGCTTCATCTAATAGGATTGCTTTGTACGGCTCAAGTCCCGTTAGCTGCTTAATTACTTCCTCTGCTGACTTTAATCGCAGATGCAGTTCTAAAGGATTGATTCTGCCGTTTAATACTTCATCGAAGATTTCACGCACTAACTGCGTGCGTTCTTCCTTCGTTGTGTGGTTGAATTTAATCAGTTCCATTGTCGGTAGTGTTTAAAAGGTTAAAGATTTGTTGTTGATCTTCTGTCAGTTGGCATTCGGTACGCACCCAATCATACACAGTTACGGTTGAACCTTTGATACATTCGCCGTCTTGAATCTTTACAAGTGCTGATTGGAATTGATCGTTTGTGAGGATGCGTTTGGTAGGTTCTGCATCGGGAAGAGTTGGGAACTCCATTTCCTCCGGAACGTACACCGGCCCTGCAAACACATCGGGAGTGTACCACTTTACACCATTTGACATAGCCCGTGCGAAAAGCATATTTCGTGGGAATCTCTCCAGGTTCTGTGTACCGGCTTTCTTGGCTTCTTCAATGGTGAAGGTGGAATTACCGATAAGTTCCTTGCCCTCGTAAAAGTCAATTGAGCATTTCTTGTCGGTTTGTTCGATTACCCGGTAGTTGTACTTGCCCGATGCCTTTACCATACTTGCCATAATACCGGCCCCTATGGTTGGTTTACCTTTAATGATGTGGATGCCCGACATTGCGGCAAATGGTGCGATGCCAAGTTCTGCACCTGCTTGAATCTTTACGATTGCTTGTGCTGCTGATTTGATGTCGGGAAACATTCCCGATTCGGCGAAGGCCTTACCGATGCTCATTATCTCGGTGGCCGTGTGTTTTACAATGTTCATGTTAAATTGGTTTAGAGTGTAAAATTGGGGTATTGTTTTGTAATTACCAAAATATTTTTGTACATTTGTCAAAATATATTTTATGCAAATCAAAGAAATCCTACAAGGTGAACACATCTTTAACGTATCGCAAATCGAGAAACAAGCCGGCATCCGTAAATTAAAAGTACATGGATGGATTCGGGGCAAGGAAAAACTTTCACCCGGTGAGGAATTGAAAATCAAGCAGTTATTAAAAAATGCAACTAAATTGCAAAAATAATTCCAAAAATATTTGGTTGGTATTTGTGGAAAACTTTATCTTTGCTGAAACAAAACCAAATAACATGGGAAATGAATTACCAATTTTTGATTTATCCACGGCATACAAGAAGGAAATAAATGATGGGTTCATCAACACTATTTGGCTTGAAGATGGTGGCTGGGATAATCCAAATGTATCAGATGATAATAAAGAAATAAATCTTCAGACCGCAGGTAACGCAATAATTGAATTTGCTAATGGCAAGCGAATTTTAATAACCAACAGCGAGTGGTGCAGTCTTTACATAATTGATTAACCAACCAAAAATCAAATGATACATTATTTTAATTACCCAACGAAAAAGAATAACGTAATAGTACAAGCTAACTTTCCAGAAGGCGGTATTGGATTCGGCCATGTATTTGATCCTTATGGTCGTGAAATATATTACGTTGATGCTATTATTGTTGCCATATTTAAATGTAAACCCAAAACCAAATAACATGATAACGACTAAAATCTACAAAGGCATCCAAGTAACACACAGCTACTGCCCCTCAAATATCGGAGGAACTACTGATTTCTTCTGCATCATTAACGGCAAAACTTACATGTTTAATTTTAATAAGGTAATATGAAAAACATACACTTATTGCCAACAGACAAGCCAAGTAGGTTACATTTAGGAAATTCAGGTTTAGTTTTATGTGATTTAGAATTTGGTAAAAATACAATTAATGGTCAACACATCTACATCACTAATTCAGAACAAATTAAAGAAGGGCAAAATTATATCGGAGATGGTTTTAGTGGTAAAAACAAATTTAAGTGGCATAAAAGTCAGGTAGAAACATATCCAAATATTAAAAAAGATGTAATTGTTCTAACAACCGACCAAGACTTAATCAAAGATGGCGTACAACCTATTGATAATGAGTTTTTAGAATGGTTTGTTATCGTTCTCCTTCATGGACTAACCTCAAAAAAACCATTAACAAAAAAACCAAATAACATGACCAAGTATTACAACGTCTATTTCATCGAAAGCCAATCTCGCCTAACCGATGACCTTACTACGCTCGAAGATGCGGAAAACTTTATCGCTACAAAGTGTCCCGGATGGACTCGAGATCAGTTAGCCATTCGGGAAGAATACTGCATTTATGCACATTCGGAAAGCATCGAAGCATTCAGGGAACTCCTTCACATGGATCCTACACATCGCTACACTATGCCGGCATCCATTTCCGGTACCAATGCCCCGAAAGAATGGTTCAACCATGAGTGGTGGTTCGATAGTTTAGAATCAGCGCAGCAGTTTATGTCCTACCTGGCGCACCTTTCGGTAACCCTGCAATGCCCTTCAAATATCGAATACAAGGGCATGACAATCGGAATTGAATAACCAATCAAAACCATAACCAATGACCACTATTATCTTTTCCACAATCAAACAAGCGCAGCAATACGCTGAAAACCTTGAACTCCAGTACGAAAGGCATCTTAACCACATTATCTGCTATGATGACTGTGGGGAAATCAGCCATGTGCTGAAGTTTAAAAAAATGTTATCTTTGAACTCTACATCAGCCATTGTTGGCTCTTCATGTTAATGGGTTTTTTGGTTTCCCCCGGTGGTCGGCATCGGGGGTTTTTTTACCACATAAATCATTCACCATGCGCTTCGTAATCAATCTACTTGACAACATTGCCTATCTGTTGGTACTAATACTGCTCGGAATTTACCTGCTTATATTCAAGGTGCCTGGCATTGTTGCAGATTTTATTGATGAGCAAATACTCAATTACGATAAATGAAAATCAACTCTAAACTTATGCACGATATTTACTCGTGCATGGCAAAAACCCTCAAAAAACATGAATACCCTAACAACCCAAAAACGCCAGTTGCTATCAGAAGTAGATCACGAAAAGATAGATCGGATAATAGCAACCGTATGCGCTGATTTCGATATTGATAAGAAGCACATATTCGCCAAATGCAGACGCAGGAAATATGTCCTTCCCCGGCATCTGTGTCAATACCTTGCATTCATTACTACCAATCACGGCACTTCAGTACTTGGTAAGGTATTTCAACGTGATCATGGCAGCGTACACCATGCAGTTAACACCATTCATAACTTTGTAACGGCAAAGTATGACAACGATATTAAATCATACATAAACTCAAAACAATGGCTATAATAGGAGCATTCATCTTCATAGGTACTTGTTACATGGCTTATCAACTGGGGCAGTATGAGGGTAAGTATGGGAGGGAGGATAAGTGATTATTTCTCCACCAATCTATACCCCTGTTTCCACAGGACATTAGTCAGCCGCTTTGATTTGCGAATTATAGCAGTTTCGCTATCAGTAGGGTAAAGGATGTGTAGTGCTTCGTGTATGGTTATTTCTAACCGGTATTTGCCTTTCAGCCGTTCATCAATCTCAATGGTATTATCATCAATGTGCGCAAGGCCATCCGCTTTCTCCTTCCCCAGTTTGCGCCTAACAACTTTCATAGTACCTTCCCTTTGAAGATTCGCTTATTACGGAACTCAAACTCATCCCCTGCCATATCAACCATTGCGAAGCCATGATTCCATTTATTGAGCGGCATGTATGCCGGATGCAGTTCCGATAGGCAACCTATACTGAAAGTGGTTACCATCTTGCCGGCTAATGTTGGCTCTGTGTGTTCTGAAGTCTGGTGGTTGTGGCCTT